GATCACGCCGGTGATGCCGGCGATGCTGCCGAGCAGCGACGTCGCATCGTGCACGTCCTGCAGACTCTTCACCAGATTGCCGGCCTGGGAGATCGCGTCGCCCATGCTCTTGACCATCTGGCCGAAGGTGCCCGGGATGAGCCCGCCGATGGTGGTGATCTCCGAGCCGATTTGCGAGAGCCCCGTCTCCCATTCCTGGAAGTGGGCATCGCTGATCATCTTCTGCTGCAGCTCGTCGATCTCGGCGATTTCGGCGAAGTAGTCGGCGGCCGAAATCTTGCCCTGGTCGAAGGCAGTCTGGACCTTCTCCTTCCACGTCGCGGCGAAGACGTTGGCTTTGGCGATGGCTTGATCGGTCGCCGACGTGAAGGCGGCGTTCCACTGGTCGGAGAGCGTGACCGCGTCGCTGATGTCCTGGGCCATCGCCTTCCAGGACTTGTCGGCGGCCGCCTCGGCGGCTTTCGCCCGCACGTCGGCCAGGTTGGTGCCGAGCTTGAGCATCTGCTCATTGGCCTTCGCGATGGCCGTGGCGATGACGAGCGTATTGAAGGACGCGTTGACGTCGACCACGTTCGACGGCAGATCCGAGAGCTTCAGCCCAAACAGACTCGCCTCGTCGGCGGCGGTATGGACTTGCTTGCCGAGCTGCTCGGTGATGGCGTCCATGCTTTCGCCGGCCGCCATCGCCGCGCCGATTTTGTCGCTGAGTTCCGCCATCTTCGCCTTGTAGGCGTCGATGGCCTTCTGACTCGCGCTGATCTTGCCGGCGCCCTCGTCGATTTCCTTGTTCAACGCGGCATTCATGCCGGTGGACTTGCCCACCTGGACGTTCACGTTCTCGAGGGCGGTCGCGACCGTGTTCGCCGCGCCGAAGAAGGCGCCGAAGGTCGCCTTGCTGGTGTTGTAGGCCGCATCGAGCGACTTCTGATCGGCCTCGGCCTGGACGAGCGGCACTTCGATCGCGGCGATGCCGACCGCCGCCAGCGTGCCCGCGCCGGGAATCTTGCTGAGATACGTCAGCGTGTCGACGGCCCACTTGCCCGTGCGCACGTCGAGGGCGGCAAACTTCGCATCGAGCCCGATGGTCTGGGTGATCAGAAACCCGAGAGCGCCCACCACGTCGCCCGCCGCCTGGACGATGTAGCCGAGTCCGTGGGCCAGGGCGTTCGTGGCGCCGACGACGTCGGCCATGAAGGCGGGCGACGAGGCGAGCTGCGTCAGCATTTTCGACAGCGCCGGCAGGACGGCGATGCCGATCTTCGTGCCGATGGCCCCGAGCGCCGCCTCGACGGTGTTCAGGGCCAGATTGAATTGCTTGGCGGCTTCGACGTTCTCCTGCGACCACTGGACGCCGAGCGCGGCGCCGGTCGCGAGCAGCTTGTCATTCAGCTCGAGCAGGACGGGCAGATTGCTCGCGCCCTGCCGGCCCATGAGGGCCATCGCGTCGGCCATCGTATTGCCGGACTTCGCGCCTTGCTGAAAGCCCTGGGCAATGGCCATCAGCTTGGACTCGTTGTCCATGTGATTGAAGGCGTCGGCGTTGACCCCGATGTCCTTCAACGCGGCGGCGAACTTCCCGCTGGTGTCCGTCGCCGACTTCATGTCGATCATGCGCAGGGCGGTCTGCAGACCCTCAAGCGAGCCGCCCGCCGCCTTCGCCGCGAACTCGAGCGGGCCGACGTTCTCGACCGCGATGCCGGTCATCCGACTGAAATCGAGTACGGCCTCGCCGGACTTGGCGGCTGAGTCGGCCAGGCCGAAGACCACGCCCGTGACCGCCGCGACCCCGCCGGCCAGGATGCCGAGCGCCCCGGCCGCGCCCGCGCCGGCGGCGCCGAGCCCGCTCAAGGCGTCGATGAGATCGCCGCCGAGGGCGCTCGTCAGATCGCCGATGGCGGTGATGGGATTGTTGAAGGCGTCGGTGGCGGTCTGCCCGAAGGTCGAGATCGTGTCGCCGAAGCCGCTGACGTCCGAGCCGGCCCGCTCGGTCGTCGACTGGACACTGTCCGCGATGCGCTTGCCGGCGGCCGAGGCGGCGTCGGCCGCCTGGCCCATCTTGGCGCTAAAGCTGTCGTCGAGCGACAGACTGGCTTGGAGATCGCCGACGCTGATCGCCATGTCAGTGCTTTACGGGCGGCGTGCCGAGCATCGCGAACATCTGGAACTTCGCGAGCAGGTCCGCCGGGCTGTTGACGCGTCGCTCGAGCAGCCCGCCCATGAACTGCGGGCCGAGCTGATCCAGGACGGATGTTTCGTGCGACTTATCGGGATCGCGCCAGCGATTGAACATCATGGAGTAGGTCTTCGCCCACCACAGTTCCGTTCGCCACGCGCCGAAGGGCTCAATCTCCGCGTAGGCCGCCCACTCCGCAAGTTCGGCTGCGGAGAGCCGCTGATTTAGCTCGGCGACGGTGCAGCCGAGGGCGAGGGCGAGGCGGAACCTGAAGCGGCGCTCGGCGTTCCGCCCGAGGCTTCCCCCAGCTTGATCCGGTCCTCCGTCTTCGCCCGCGACAGTTCGAGCACTTTGTCCACGATGCGCTCGAGCGCCGCCGCGTTTTTGCCGTTCAGCGTGTCCACGTCGTCGGGCGAGAAGACGCGGGCGCCGCTCTCGTTCACGATCGCCACCACGCAGAGGCGGGCCCTCGATTTCCCGTCGTTCGTGCTCACCCGATGGATGGTCTTGTCGATCAGCTTCTCGGTGGTCATCGAGTTCTGGTACGTCTCGAGTTCCCCGGCCGTCAACCCTCGCACGCGGACGCCGGTGCCCTCGCCCCATTCCGGCGTCGGCACCACCGCGTACTTGATGTCGTCAGCGGCCAGGATGTCGGCGCGGGCGCTGAGAATCCTAAGCTCGGTCATCATCTGCCTCTGTTCTCGCAGCGCATCGCGCCGACCGAAGTGCCGGTGAGTGGGCCGCGGTTTCACGCGGCAGAGCTTACTACACCAGGGTCGGCGTGCCGGTCAGCTTGATCTCGACGTTGGCGGTCACGTCGCCGTCGACCTTCGTCACCGGCTCGACCTTCAGCACCCACGCCTCGAACAGATAGGTGGCGCTGCCGGCGACGTCGTTGGTGAAGATCAGCTTGAAGTTGGTCTTGATGTTGTTCTTCCACTTGTAGACCAAGCCGGTCGTGATGTTGTGCGTCGCGCTGCCGGGGATGTAGCCGATGACGAACGTCAGCGAGCCGAGCCGCGCCACGCCGCCGGCGAGGATCTGCTCGAAGATCGCATCGATGGGCGTGACGTCGTTCGACTTGCGCGACAGCGTCGGGCCGGTGATGTCCCGGACTTCGGCGATGGTCGTGAAGTTCTCAGGGCTCGCGCCATCGCCCATCTTGAGCAGTGTTCCTTGTGCCTGGATTGCCCCTGAGTCAGCCATCGGTTACCCCTTCGTCGGCGCGACAGGCGCCGGTGCGGACGGTTTCGGCGCGGCGGTTTTCGCCGCTTTCTCTTTCGCAAGCATCAGCTCGAGCACCTGGTCGGGATGCGCCAGCTCTTCGTGCAGCTCGACGGCGCCGGCGTTGTCGAGCCGGTCGAACTGGCACCAGCGACACTGGTAGCGCGGATGCCCGCCCCAGGTGCCGTCCGGGAGTCGCGGCTCACCCACGGGCTTGCCCCAGGACGTTGAAGCCGATCTTCGGGAAGTTCCGCGCCGGGTCGAGCCCCATGTCGAACGGGCAGGACTGCCGCGGGCGAATCGCGAGATAGAAGACGCCGTTGATGGTGCGGTTGACCGGCGTGGTCACCAGCGCGAAGAGCTTCTGCGCGAGCGCCAGCGCGACTTCATAGTCCTGGGCCCGCACCGAGACCTGCACCGAGAGCCAATTGCGCCACGGCTGCGGCTGCGTGTGCGCGTAGTTCGGCGCCATGCCGGGCGTCTCGACGAGCACGGTGAACGGCCCGTCGCCGCTGTCCGGCAGTTTCGCGCGAGCGCCGACGAAGGCGTCGACCCCCGGCGTCACCAGGGCGGCGTTCTGGAAGAGCGTCATCAGATCGTCCGACAGCATCGACGCCCCTTAGTTCGGGCGGATGATCGCGAAGAAGATCAGGGCCGAGCTGGCGGTCAGATGGAACGTGCCGTCGCTCTGCTGCCAGCCGGGAAAGTCCATCGAGCCGTAGACCACGATGCCATTCGCCGGCACCGACTGCGCGGTCACGTCCTGCGTGCGCAGCTCGCGGTCGGGCACGGACGACAGCGTGAAGGTGTGCGCCCCGGCGCCATCCGTGTTCTGGATGACCAGGATGTCGCCCTTCACCATCGTGAACTGATTGCCGTTCACGTTGTCGGCGGCGACCAGCGTCAGCGCGGGCACTGGGTTCGAGCCCGGATAGGCGCCAGCGAGGACTTGCGGGGTCAGAACGGTACGGGCCATGTGGTCACTCCTCCGACGTCGGTGCGCTTTCGGCCGGGGCGCTGCTGCCGAGCTGCAGTCGCGCCGCGATGCGCTGCCCAAGGAACGGCGCCGCTTCGTTCAGCACCGATTCCAGAAACTTGGCCTGGCCGCGCGGGTGATGCGCTTCCAGGTTTTCGTGCACCGGCACGGCGTAGTCGACCGCCGGCCCGCCGAAGCCCATCGCCACCGTGACGCGGTTGCCCGAGAGTTCCGGCTCCGCGACGACGCCCGTCGAGCGCAGCGCCCCGGTCTCGACCGGCGTGCGACGCTTCGCCTCGGTCATTTCGATGCCGGCCTCGGCATAGAGCGCCGAGCCCACGCGTTTCGGCGTGTCCTGCGCCATCGTGCGCAGCTTGGCCACAAGGGCATCCAAGCCGTTCAGCGGCACGGTTCACTCTGCGGCCGAGCCCTCGAAACGTCCAGGGGGTTGTGTCCAGGTGTAGCGGAAATTCCGGTCAGCCCGCCTCTTCCGACGCGAGCCCGACCGTGCATTCACAGTTCGGATGGACGGTCGGCCCGTCGAGCGGCCCGTCCGGGCCCTCGAAACTCTCGCCGATGCCGACGACCGTCTCGTCGAGCGCGTCACAGTCCGGGCAGGCGTCATCGTTGGCGATCCAGACCTTCTGACTGTTCGGCGACAGCACGCCGGTCGTGACCGCGTGATCCCACAGAGCTTGCTGCCCCGCCGCGCTCGCGTCGATGATCTCCGTTCGGGCGATGGTCGTCGCCCGGCGATTAAGCAGCGTCTGCCCGTACCGCGCCGCGCGGGCGGCGATGTCGGTCGGGCCCAGGCCCTGCTCGACGAGCCCATCGGTGAAATTGTTCAGGGCGCCGACGTCGCGCGGACTGAGCCCGACCACGTTGCGGATCAGCGTCGCCGTGTCCCGCACGGTCACGCCCTGATCGAAGGCGTTGCCGATGAGCTGCGCCACTTCCGCCTTCGTGTCGAGGCTCACGGCGACGATGCGTCGCCCGGCGAACTCAGCCGCCACGCGGGCGAGCGGGTTGCTCTGCTGCAGCGAGCCGTAGAGGGCCACGTGCGTCTTGTTCAGCGCCACCGCGCCCTCGACGGCGCCGGCGATGAAGGATTGCGCGATCGTCGCTTCCATCGCGCGGAGATCCGGCGTCGCGTCGCCGATGAGCTTGATGATCGAGGCGACGTTCTTTTGCCGAATGGCCCGGACGAGCGCCGTGTCCGACAGCTTCTCGCCGGCGTTGGCCACCGCCGCCAGAAACTGCCGACGCAGCACCGGGTTCCAGGTGCGGATGAGCACCTGCAGGTCGTTCGGGGTCATCCGATGATGAGCTTCACGTGATGCAGATTCGTTTCGTCCTGTTCGGTCTGCACGTCGAGAATCGGGGGCGTGCGCGGGATGTAGGTGTTCGGCAGCGTGAGCAGGTCGGCGACGGTCGGGATGTCGGCGATGTTCGTGATGCCGACGTAGACCGTGCCTCGCGCCGCCGCCTGGCGCCCGTCCTTGAGCCGGATGATGAGCGACTTCAGCTCGATACGGGCGGGGTAACTGGTGGGCCCGCTGAAGGCCGGCTTGCCGTACGTCGACTGTCCGGTCCATCGCTCGAGGACGACCGTCTCGGTCAGAAGCTGCAGCAGCTCGGGCTCGAGGGACACGGTCGCCCGCTAGTGCGGCACTGAGGTGAGCGGGCTCGGCGAGATGACCGCCGGGCGCGGGGCTGCCGGGTTCTCGTCGAGCCCCACGGCGAAGGCCGGCACCACGGCGTCGGGATTGGACTCGGTGGCGATCTTGTCGCTGATGGACTGCCCGCCGAAGTAGGGCACCTGATTGCCGGCGCCGCGTGCCCGCAGACTCACCGCCAGCTCGCGATAGAACTTCGGGTCATACGTGAGCGACAGATCGCCGACCTTGCGGTTCTGGACGCCCGCTGAGCGGGCCACCAGGGACTCGCACGCCGCCGCCGCGGCCATCCAGACGTTCGACTCGACCGTGTCGAGCCAGTCGAGTTCCTCGTCCTGCATGAGCGGACGCGTCGAGATCGTGTCTTGAATCAGGAAGCGGATCTGATAGCGGTCGCCCTGCGTCGAGCCCGGGTACTGTCCAGGCGTCGTGCTCTGAAACAGCGTCGGATCGTAAGTCCAGGCCACGGCCCGATTCTATGCCGCTTTGGCAACCGCGTCCACGCGCAACGTGCTGCCGCCGGCGTAGGTGCCGGTCGTGGTAATCTTCAGCCGCACGCGATCCCCGAGCAGCCCGCTCAGGATGGTGTTAGACGCGAGCGTGCCATCGCCGGGTGCCACCGCAGCGGCGAGCGCGGTCGAGTTGACGACCGCCGAGACCTTGCTCAGCGTCGCGGTCGTGAAGTGGAAGTTCATCACGTCGATCCAGGAATTGCCGCCGTCGAGCGACGTCTGGACCCAGACGTCGACCGTCGTGCCCCCCGACCCGTACGTGAATTGGGTTTCGACGGCGAGATAGGTCGTGCCGGCAATGCTTTGCGGCGTGGTCACCTGCGCCGTGAGCGCCCCCGTGATGACGAGTGGCGCCTGCAGCGCGAGATACGACGAGCCGGCCGCGCGGAGTCGATTGCTCATCGGCCCGGCGCTACAGCGCGATGACGCGCGAGCGGGCGAAGACCTTCGCCGTGCTGTCGCCAGCCGCGAAGTCTGCGCCAGCCGCGACGATTTCGATGGCCGCGTTCGTCACGCCGACCACCTGGCCGTCAGCCGTCGCGGCGCCGATGAAGTTGCTGCCGAAGCTCACGCCGCCCTGAATGTCGGCGGCGGCGATCGTCGAACTCATGAGATTCGCGCCCGCGCCGCCGTGGTAGCGGGCCGAGACCGCGCCGCCGCCGGTGAACTGGACCGTGCCAAAGATGAACTCGAAGAAGAGTCCCTCGAGCAGCGCCACGTTGCCGGCGCCAGGATCGGCGACGACCGCGACGGGGACCGAGTGCAGCGTGGTGATCGCGGCGGCGCTCAGCGGGGTGACGGTCGTCGAGGATCCGCCGCCGCCTGGGGCAATCTGGGTCCAGACCGGCGACGCCTTCGTGCCGGTGTTCGTGTACACCGCGCCGGTCGTCGTGCTGACGCCAATCGACCCGATGCCCGCGCGGCCGGCGCCGGTGCCGCTGGTGCCGTTGGTGGGCGTGCCCGTGAAGGTGATCGGGATGACGATGCCGCCGGGATAGAGCGTCGAACTGGCCTTCCACCGACCGCGTGCGCCCTGCATGGTGTCTGCTCCTACTCGGCAGCCGGCGCATCCGCCGGGGCCGGCTCAAGGCGACGCAGGTCGAGCAGTTGCGCCACCTTCGTTTTGCTGAGCGAGCTGGTGTCGACCAGCTCGCCCTGTGCGTACGCGCGTCCGTTCAACGTCATCGCTCGAGTCGTGCGCACGGGCCCGAGCGGGGCAATCGGCGGCGTGGGCTGTCGCGGCATGGCCGCGACTTTATCACGCGACGACGAGCGAGAAGAAGGCGCCGAGATCCGAGCCGATGACTTCGTGCACGAACGCGATTTCGGCCTCGATGCGGACGGTGTTCAGTCCGAGCCACGGCATCGGAATCGTGTAGGCGCCGATGGTCTCCCCCAGGCCGCGGCTGACGCCGGTCCAGAAGAAGGAATACATCGACGACGGCATCATGATGCCCGGCTCATCGGCGACGTACGTCAGCAGCGCATTCTTGCCGGCGATCATCGAGCCCGAGAAGGTGGCCCCGGCGGCGGCCGTGTTCTTGACCGCCTTCGAGATCATGACTTCCTCGACGTTGAAAATCTTCGCCAGCGCCTCTTCGTTGGCGATGGCGGGGTTGCCCGGGCCAGCGCCGTACTTGATGAGGTCGATGACGTCGGGGTGGCGGACCAGCTTCTGATAGACGCTGAAGCCGAGGATGAACTTGTTCGGCTCGAAGCCGGTGAGCTGCAGCATCGCGAGCTGCTGCGCCTGCACGTCCTCGATGGGCGTCGAGTTCGGGTCGTCCCACGTCAGCGCGAAGCCCGCGCCGATGGTGAGGTCGGTGCCGGTGCTTGAGCCCACCCAGACGCCGGTCGTGAAGAAGGTCGTGGCCCACTGGACTTCCTGCCGCAGCAGGAGCTTGCGCGTGACGAACTTCGTGGCGTCGCGGCGCATGTTCAACGGCAGGTCGGCGTTCCCGTCGATCTGCTCGTCGAGGTCGAAGTGGTAGGAGTACGGGATGCAGGAAAACGACGGGGTGTTGTCGATGTCGTACCCGCCGCCCGCCGACTCCGACGCGGGTGCCCGCACCTGCGCGTCGTCTCGGAACCATTCGTCCTTCGTGTACTTGAAGTACCGATCGGACTTCTTGTCGCTCGGGATGTAGGGCGCGGCCCGACCGGCGATGAAGGCAGTCTGGTCCTGGATGTAGGCGATGCTGATGTTGGTCAGCGGTCGGTCTACGTGGACCTGAGAGAGATACGGGGCAGCTCCGGGCATAGCAGTCTCGCTCCTTCAACGCGCCCCGAGGGGCGCCACAATCGAAATCGCCTCGAGCTTCGGACCCTTACGCCGCTCGACCCGGCGCCATGCAGTCGACGGTCGCGGTGATGAAGTCGCCGGCCGTCGTGCCGCCCACGACGCGCTTCACCTGCCCGACCACGTACTTGGTGGTGTCCGTGCCGGGCACCAGATGGACCGCCTGGCCGGACCCGTTCGTGCCGATGAGCTGCCCGGCCGACAGGCTGGCGCCGGCCTGGAGCTGCGTCTCGCCGAGGGCGACGACTTCGACCGGCTCGTTGATGCTGGCGAGGGCCTGCACCACGCCGCAGGGCACGTCGGTCGCCGCGACGCACGGCGTCACCTTGTTGTCGCCCGAGTACTTCACGAAGGTGAAGAGCAGGGCGGTGGTGATGGCGGTGTCGGTGATGACGCCCGTCAGTTTGACGGGCTGCTGACCATAGACGGCTGACGGCATGTCGGGGTCTCCCTGAAATCGAAATCGCTGCTGCTGTCGTCGCTCGCGAGCGGCGCGGGCTTACTGCGCCTGCTCTTCGTAGTACCGCTTCACCAGCTTCCGGTTCGCCGGGTTCTCGAGCACCTTGGCGATCTTCTGCTGCGGGGTGAGTTCCTTGCCGTTGCGCTTCTCGACGATCTTCTCGGCGAGCCGCTCGATTTCCGCCCAGGCGCTGCCGGCGCCGGTGCCGCCGTCCGAGCCGCTGCCGTAGTGCTTGAACAGGGCCGACTCGCGGACCTGCGCATCGGCGCCGCTCAGAATGCTGATCGTGCGGGCGTACGCCTCGGGGTCGCTCTTCTTCAGGCGCAGGAGCGGCTCGACGTCCTTCTCGAGATCCACCGAGACGCCTCGGAACTTCGTCAGCTCGGCGCGGACGCCTTCCCGATCGCGGATGTCGCGCTCGGCGGCGGCGGCCTTCTCGACGGCCTCGGCGCGTTTGACGGCGTCGTCGGCGGTCTTCTTCAGGTCGACCATCTGCTTCTCGAAGGTCGTCCGCAGTCGCTTCTCGATGCGCTTGGCCATCGCCGGCGCGGCAGCATTCACGTCGTCACCCTCCCCATCCTCGGGATCGCACTCGTCGGGATCCTCGGCGATGCCGTCGAGGGGATCCAGCTCGTCGCCCCCTTCGGGCGGCGTCGCGGCGGCGATTTTCGCCTGGTTCTCTTCGATGGACTTGCCGAGCTGCGCGTGGAGCGCCTTGAGCTGGTGCACCGGATGATCGGCGGGCAGCTTCGAGGCGTCGCCCCCGACCGCGGCGGTGTGCTGGTCGATGACCTTGCCGAGCGCGGCGTGATGCGCCTGCATCGTCTGCAGCTCTTCGTTCGCCTTCGCGACGTCGAGCCCGGGCTTCTCAGCCGGCGGGAACGCCTTGGCGATGGCCTGGGTCAGACGCTTGAGGAACGTGTTCTGCTTTTGCTTGGCCACGCTGCTGTTCTCCTTGGCTGCGGCATCCAACTTCGCTCGCGCGGCGGTCTTGACGTCGGGTGGCATCGGCGTTGCGTCGATGCGGCCTCGCGCCGCGCCCAGATGGTTCGTATCAATCGAGCCGTCCGGGTGTTTGTACGGCAGCTTGCGCTGCTTCTTGCCCTTGCCGTCCGTCCAGACGGCCGCGAACGCACTATCCGGCAGCGCATTTCGTTGCCCCGACGTCAGCGTCGCCTTCTCGTACTCGTCGCGCTGGTCGTCGTCTTCGCTGCCGGCGACGGGCACGTGCACGTCGCCCAAACTTGGCCCGGCCGTCTTCCGCAGATCCCGCTTGTAGAGCAGGATGTGGGCGCCATCGCCGGTCTCCGGGTCGAAGTTCGCGCCTTTGTCGACGATGGCCACCCGCTTAATCCGCAGGTTGCGGAGCACGGTTGCCACGGTCAGACCTCCACGCGATCAGCCTCACCCGCCATCGAAAACATTTTCCGGTCGCCCGCCTTCACCTTCGACGCGAACTCGGGCAGCAATTTCATCCCGATCCACCATCGCGTCGGAATGCAGCCGGCCGGCAGGCCCAACGCCGCGAGTTTCTCCGGCGTGAAGACCATGCTTTCCACGATGGCCCCGATGGGCGGGCCTTCGTGCATGTCGTCGCCTTCGCGCGAGTGCAGGACGTAGTCATAGACCGCCTGCTCGAGTTCCGCCGGCGGCAAGATGTCGCCCTGCAGATCCTCGACGAGCGTGCCGTCCACGGCGACCGCGACGCTCGCAAACCCAAACGCGATGCCCAGCTCCGGGTCGACCTTCGAGAATTCAATCTCGAACGTCTTCACCACCGACACCGCCGACATGCAGGGCTCACGATGCGCCCTGCCCGCGCGGACTGTCTAGGGGGTTATGTCCAGGTGTAGCGGAAATTCCGAGATTAGATCGCGCCGACCGACCGGCCGACGAGGCGCTGGGCGTCGCGCACGTGGATGCGCTTCAGCTTGAAGGGGCCGATTTCGTAGTACGTGATGACGCCTTTGCGCATGTAGCGCCGCACTGTCTCGACGTTCTCACCGATGAGCGTGGCGACTTCACGCGGCTTCAGAAATTGGCGGTCGTGCGGGGCCTGGGCTGCCATAGGGCGGGGCTACTCGAAGGGACGGCCAGTGTTCGGGTCGATCAGAATCTTGTCGGGCCCGCGGCGGCTGGATCCGGCGCTTTCGTTGTCGAGCTGCGCCTGGGAAACGGCGATCTGCTTCTGCAGATGGCGCGGGATCTCCAGCGTGCCGACGTTGCGCTGCGACCGCGTTTTCCGCAGGATGTCGAGCTGTTTCTTTTGCTCGTCGAACTGGCGCCGGCGCTCGGCGACCACGATGCGATTCGCCGCTTCCTGATCGCGGCGGGCCTGCTCAAGTCCGGGCTGCGGCTTGTGGGACACGTTCTGATGCTTCATCGGTCAGTCCTCGCCGGCACGCGACGCTCGAGCGCCGCCCGGTCCACGTGCTTCGCCTTCGACCGCCCCACCGGCTCGTAGGGGATGAGCTGGCGCTGCATCCAGCTCCGCACCACGCGGTCGGTCACCCCGTACTCGCGGGCGATGTCGTCGATGCGCAGCAGTACCGGGCCCGGCTCGGGCGCCTTCTCGACGCGCAGCGAGACGGCTGCCGCCATGTCGCCGCGCAGCCACGATGGCGGCACGTCGCCGACCGGGAGCACGTCGCGCTCGGCGTGGCAGAGCTTGCAGACCCACGGGCCGGTCTGGATGAGCAGCCCGGCGTCATCGCCCTGGCCGGCCTCGACGGTCGGGGCCCAGTCGTGCCGGCAGTTTGCCACCGGCCGAGGGCCCTGGCCGCCTGGCGCCTGGCTGGATGGCGGGGCCGCCGGGGTGCTCGCTAACCCCTTTGTCGACCGCTTTTCCACGCGTGCAGGCATCGGCGTCTGGGCCTTAGCGATCGGACTTTGCCACCGGCGGGTCGCTCGAGACCTTCGCCTGGCCTTCGGTGGGTGCCAGCTCGACGACGCGAAGCGGCTTGTCCGGGTCGCCGGCCAGAATCGCGGCCGGGTCGGTCACGGGTTCCTTCTCGTTGATGGCGATGGCGGCGTTGGCCCACATGACGGCTTGCTGAATGTTCGTCAGCGCCAGCGACTGCTCGCGGCTCGGCGGCGTCATCGACACGATGAGCTTCGCCAGCTCGCGGGCGTTGTCGCGGATGGCGGTGAAGCGCACCGGCTGATCGCCGAAAGGCTTGTGATACGTGAAGATGTTGTCGAGGTCGACGGTCGGCGCGGCCATTACTCCCCCTGTTTCGTCTTGAGCAAGCGCAGCTCGGCCTCGGCGGTCTCGACGCGGCGGACCAGCTCGTTAATCGCGGCACCCATCTGCAGAATCAGCCAGCGATTCGGGTTCGACTGGCTCATCCGATCCAGCGCCTCGTTCGCCTTGTCGATGAGCGTGTCGACGCGCAGCTCAGGGGCCTGCCCGAGCTGCAGCACCTGCGGCGCAC